GCCAGCCAAAGCAGTGGAAATACGTTGAGAGCCTACCAAACGGCGGGACTAATCAGCGCTTCGTACATCCCGATCGCGTCTTCATCCTTGGTGACTATTCTAACGATGCTATTGGTTTCCTTGAGCCAGCTTATAACGCCTTTGTAAGCCTGGAGAAGGTAGAGGGTGGATCCGGCGAGTCATTCCTGAAGAACGCCGCTCGCCAGCAGAACATCAACTTCGACAAAGAGGTTAATTTTGGTGACCTGGCTTCGATGTATGGCGTATCGGTTGATGAGTTGCAGGAGCGTTATAACGATGCGGCAAGAGAGTTAAACCGAGGGAATGACACGCTACTCATTACCCAAGGGGCCAACGTTACATCGCTGGTTTCTCCAGTTTCAGACCCTTCGCCGACATACGATGTAAACCTGCAAACCGCTGCCGCCGGAGTTGATATCCCGACGCGCATTCTGGTTGGTAATCAGCAGGCTGAGCGCTCCAGTACTGAGGACCAGAAATACTTCAATACTCGCTGCCAGTCTCGCCGTGGCGACCTGTCATTCGAGATTGAGGACTTCTGCGACAAGCTGATCGAATTAAGCATCCTCGATCCGGTCATTCAGAAGACCGTTATCTGGGACGACCTCAACGCGCAAAGCGACAGTGAAAAACTGGATGCCGCTCAGAAGATGTCGCAAATCAACAGCGCTTCCATCGGCACGGGTGAGCAGGTGTTTACTGGTGAAGAAATTCGCGTGGCCGCCGGGTATGAGGGTTCGCCCGAACCACTTCCAGAGGTAGATGATGACGAAGAAGAAAGCGAAGTCACCGATACTTCCGGGAAACCTTAAAGACCCGACGGGTGCCGACCGACTTGAGCGCGGGGCGATGAGAGAGTTCGCCAGGCTAATGAAGCGAATTGGCAAGGCGTACAAGGGCATTCTCGACCGCATTCCTGCATCGCCATCAGTAAACCAGCGTTACACCTTCGACCTCGATTCCACCCAGCTATCAATGCTCCTCAGCAATGCCTCATTGCTGGTGGATGAGATATTGGGGGCAGATAACGAGACGGGGTTCTGGTTCTGGACTGATTACGTCAACCCGGCTTATCAGCGCGGAACGGCGCAGGAATTTGCCAATCTGGCGCAGCAGTCAGCCGTGTACGCAGCAGGGCAGGAAAGTGTATCGGCAATCCTCCTGAGTGAGCCGTACCGCCGCAGACTGATTCTGGTTCGCGCTCGCACCTTTGAGGAAATGAAGAACCTCAGTGCCACTGTGAAAGCCGACATGGCGCGGATTCTGACCGATGGGCTGGGGCGCGGACAGAACCCGCTGGAAATAGCGACGCGCATCACTGAGCAGACGGGAATTGAGTCTCGCCGGGCTAATCGAATAGCCCGGACGGAGATTACCACCGCGCTGCGCCGTGCGCGCCTGGACGAAGACGACGAAGCCAGGGAGCAATATGGCATCCGTACAAAGCAGATGCATATATCAGCGCTAAGCCAGACGACCCGTAGCACGCATGCCGCGCGCCACGCTCACCTGTACACCGCAGAAGAACAACGGGAGTGGTGGGCTAAGGATGCAAACAGCGTGAACTGCAAATGCTCCACGATCGCGGTACTGGTCGATGAAAACGGCAAGCCGCTAAGCGACACCATCATCGATAAAGCTCAGAAAACATTTAACACAATGAAAGCCCGTGGCTACCAATGGGCTAAGGGTTAACACATGCCAATGCAGGTCAACATCACCACTAAGGTGAACAGCCAGTCTATCCGGCGCGAAACATACAACGGGCGTGAGCATCTGGTTCTACCGAGTTACACGCTTCCTGCGAACGTCGTCATGAATGGCGGGCTGTACACGCAAGAACAAATCGACGCCCACTATAAGGGGCTGGAAGGTACCCTGGCGCCGCTGGGTCACCCTCAGGTTAACGGTCAGTTCGTGTCTGCTTTCTCGCCTGAGGGGATTAACGCAGGACATATCGGCGCGTGGAACCGCAACGTTAAGAAGTCCGGTAATCGTATCTACCTCGAAAAGTGGGTTGATGTTGCCCGCGCCGGTGAGTCTGAAGGTGGCCGAGAACTACTCGAGCGCGTCGCAGCCATCGAGCGCGGCGATGACGTTCCGCCGATTCATACCAGTGTCGCCGCTTTCCTCGACCAGCTTGAGCCTAACGAACAACAGAGAGCTACGGGTGCCGAGTGGGTGGCGAAGATTCACATCATGGACCATGACGCCATTCTGCTGCATGAGGTTGGCGCGGCGACACCAGAGCAGGGTGTGGGCCTGATGGTCAACGCAGACCTCGCGCAGCCTCTGAGGGCTAATTCAGGCGCGTTGGTGGGTGAATCCTACCGGGAGCGCGAACAGCGTCTCGATCGTGCAGCCAAAGCGAAGTTTGCGGCGGGCGCGGATGAATACGCCTGGATTGCTGACTTCACTGACTCGCAAGCGGTAATCATCCGCAACGGCGGAACTGCTGAGGTGTTTGGGTACAAGTCTGAGGGCGGAGTTATCACCTTCGACGATACCGGCACCGCAGTAGCGCGCCAGGAGTCGTGGGTGGCAGTCGTCGCTAACAAATTCAAAGCTCTATTCACACCGCAGGAACAGCCTGCACCAAACCACAAAACGGAGGGCGACATGCCTTTAACCAAAGAAGAACTGGAACAAATCGGCAGCATGATCGGCCAGGCTGTTGCGACCAATACTGAAGCGGCTATTAAGCCTCTCGCGGAAAAGGTTGATGCGCTGCAGGCCAATCAGAAGCAACTCGCGGAAACCCTGACCGCGAACTCCCGTGCCGAAGAGAAAGCCAAGCGTGATGCGGTTGCTAAGGTCCATGGCGACATCGTGGCCAACGCGCTTTCTGGCGATGCGCTGGACGCAATGTTCAAGTCGCTGGGCGAAGCTGCTCCGCTGGGCGCCAACAATGCTCAACAGCACAAAGAAACCGGCGCACCTGCCGCAGACGAACACTTCAAGTAAGGAGCCGGAATAATGCCACGTTATCGTCGCGTTAATATCGACGGTCAGTCTCTGTACAAGACCGAAACTCGCACTACGGCCGCAGCGCTACTTCCGGGTACCGCCGCAACCATCAACTCATCCGATGAATTCGCTCAGGCCACTGCGCTAACCGGACGCCTGTACATCATCGATGTCGGTTATCACCAGGGCCTGACAATCACCGAAGAAATCCCTGCCGGGGATTCGGCAGTAGGTAACTACGTCGAAGAAGGTCGTGAGCTGGCGCTGCGTTGCCTGCCTGGTGCGTATAAAAAAGACAGCCCGATCAAGCTGGGCACTGCCGGTCAGTTTACCCTGGCAACCGATGACACTGATTCAGTGATCGGATACAGCCAGGATGAATACACCATCGCGGCCAGCACTACCGACTTCATCCGCGTGCGCATGCGCGTTGGCACTGCCGCCGCTGCTGGCGCGTAACAAAAGGACAAACACATATGTATTTCTCTAAAGAGACGCTGGCGACTAACTCCCGCCTCGGAGGGCACTGGAGCGAACTGTGGGCAAACCGCAACATGTGGAACCTGCAGAACGATTCCATCATTGCGGCTAACCGCGCAATCATGACGCCTGACATGCTGGCTTGTAACGCTGTTGGCGGTTTCTCCCGTGACTTCTGGGCTGAGATTGACAACCAGGTGCTGCAACTGCGCGATCAGGAAGTTGGCATGGAAATCGTGAACGACCTGATCGGCGTTCAGACCGTGCTGCCGGTCGGTAAAACCGCCAAGCTTTATAACGTGGTTGGCGACATCGCTGACGACGTGTCAGTAAGCATCGATGGTCAGGCGCCGTTCTCCTTCGACCACACTGACTACGCGAGCGACGGCGATCCGATTCCGGTGTTCACTGCTGGTTACGGTGTTAACTGGCGTCATGCTGCTGGCCTGAACTCTGTAGGCATTGATCTTGTGCTGGACTCGCAGATGGCTAAGATGCGTAAGTTCAACCAGAAGCGCGTCAACTACTACCTGAACGGCGATTCAAAAATTCATGTTCAGTCATATCCGGCGCAGGGCATCAAGAACCACCGTCACACCAAGAAGATTAACCTTGGATCTGGTGCTGGTGGTGCGAATATCGACCTGACTACCGCTGACATGACAGCGATCTTCGCGTTCTTCGGTAAAGGCGCATTCGGCACCACTGCACGCACTAACAAAGTCGCCGCATACGATGTGATGTGGGTTTCCCCGGAAATCTGGGCAAACCTCGCGCAGCCTTACGTGGTGAATGGCGTTGTAAGCGGCACTGTATTGCAGGCGGTTCTGCCGTTCGCGCCGGTGAAAGAAATCCGCATGAGCTTCGCGCTGACCGGTAACGAGTTTATCGCGTACGTTCGTCGCCGTGACGTGATCTCTCCACTGGTGGGTATGGCCGTAGGTGTTGTTCCGCTGCCGCGCCCACTGCCTAACGTTAACTACAACTTCCAGATCATGTCTGCTGAAGGTCTGCAAATTACCGCAGACGATCAGGGCCTGTCTGGCGTTGTCTACGGCGCTAACCTGGCGTAAGGAAACAGCATGGCTAAATACGAAGTAGTGCGCCCATGGTTCGGCGTGAAGGTAGGGCAGGTGGTGGAGTTGAAAGAACTGCACCCGGCGCTGAAGTCTAACGTCCGTCTCATGAATGGTGAGGCAGGCGGAGAACTTACCCCGTCGACGCCTGATGCCGGTACCAGTGAGAAATCCCGCAAAGAGGTTATCCAGGCTCGTCTGACTGAACTGGGCATCGAGTTCAAGGGCAACCTGGGTGCTGAAAAGCTCAGTGAGCTGTTGCCGGATGGCGAACTCGAAAAGCTTTTCCCTGCTGAATAACAGCCGCCGCTAAGGCGGTTTTTTTATGCCCTCTTCGGAGGGCTTATCAGAGGCTCGCATGATTACCACAGTACAGGCCAAGGAATATC